GAGTTGATGGAATGGTAGATCAATGCTTTGCGCGATCAGTTGGCTTTCGCTGATGATGCCGGCGTTGAGCTTGTCACTCGAACCTCATTGGTGTCTTGTGCGCGCCAACAGGGAAAGTCAGTTGCCCTTAGAGCTCTTTCAGGCTGGTGGCTCACCGAGATGCCAAAGATCCGTGGAGAGAAACAGACAGTGCTTCTGATGGCACACCGACTCGACTCTGCAGCACAGATCTACGAAGAGATCGCTGACATCCTCGAGCAGTACTTTGATGCAAAGCTCACGCGCTCGTATGGTCGTTTAGCTGCAAAACTTCCAGACGGATCCAAGCTTCTAGTCCGATCAGCCAAGCCGAATGCAGCGCACGGTCTGTCCGTGGATCTGGCGCTGGTGGACGAAGTGTGGGGAATTGACGAAGAAGTGATCGATGGTGGTATCACACCAACTATGCGCGCAAGACGGTTCCCTCTTCTCAGCATGTGGTCCACTGCCGGCACAGAAGAATCCAAGGTCATGCAACGCTACCGAGAGATGGGTCTTCGTTTGATTGACACACATCAGCCAACCAACTTCCACTTCCGTGAATGGTCTCCACCACCAGATCTTGATCCGATGGATCCTGTCGCGTGGGCATATGCGAACCCTGCGCTCGGCAAGACGCTAGAGATGTCCACGATTGAGTCAGAAGCACAGCTCCCCGACCGCGCATCGTTCCTACGCTCGAGCGTGAACCTATGGATCGCGACCGATCGGTCATGGCTCCCTCAAGGTCTTTGGTCGCAGCTTGTCACTTCTGAGCCACTTCCAGCTGGGGGAGTGGTCGCGGTAGAAGTTGATTTCAACGACTCGCATTACTACGCCACAAGATCAGTGCTTTTGCCGGACGGTCGGATCGGGGTCACGGTCGCGTTCACTTGTGACACACAGACACAGCTCTGGGATCACATCGCCAAGCTCGCCAAAGATCCGAGCATCCAGTTCGCGCTTACACCAACGATTGATCTTCAATGCCCACCATCGATTGAGCGTCGGCGTGTTGTTGTTGGTTACGCGGAGATCTTGAAGTGGACTCCAGCGGTCCAAGGATTGATCCGTGAGCGACAGATCGTGCACACAGGCGAGATGGCATTAGCAGAGCATGTCGTGCGCGCTGTCTCAGTTCGGACACAAGGCTCCATCGCTGTCAGCTCTCAGCGTTCGCCCGGACCGATTGAACTTTGCAGGACAATGATCTTCTCAAGCGCAATCGTTGCCGGCAACAAACACAGCCGAGGGAAGCCACAGCTCGTCGTCGTTGCCAACTAAGATACGCGCGGAGTCGTGCGTCGAGCCTTTCGTCGGAGAAGACCCTGATGCGCGACTCCACCAAAAGCCAACCCATCTATGGAAGAGTAAAGACATGGCATTATTCGAGCGCAAAGTATCTAAAGCTGCAATCTCTGAGCCAGTAGGCAAAGCAGCTGCAGCAGGTGGCGGATACACCGGTCAATCAATGATCGGCGCTTACTACACCTATCAAGAAGGCGAAGCGCGCAATCGCGCGATGAGTGTCCCAGCGATCTCACGCGCACGCGATCTCATGGCATCAGTAATTTCTTGCATGCCGTTGATCATGTACAAAGAAACATGGAACGAACAAACACAACAAATGGAAACGACTCGTCTCGCTCCGCGCAGCTGGCTCCGTCGCATGTCGCCATCCATTCCGAACTCGACACTGCTTTCGTGGTTATTTGACGATATTTTCTTTTATGGCGTGGGCTATCTTGCGATTACGGCAAGGACTCAAGATGGCTATCCTTCGGAGTTTGAGCGTCTCCCTGCCGGCTCCATCACCCGACGCGACCAATCTGGTCCCGTCTTTTTCGCACCATCTAAAGAGCTTTACTTTCTAGGACAAGAACTCGACTACCGCAATGTCGTGCAATTCATCTCAGGCATTCAAGGCATCATCTACCAATCGCCCGGAGTAGTGAACACAGCGCTCAAGCTGGAAGCCAGTAGGTACAGGAACGCGGAATCGCTGATTCCGTCGGGAGTCCTTCGGCAACTTGGTGGTGAACCCTTGAGTCCTTCTGAGCTCAGCGCAATCGGCGCGCAGTTTGAGTCGGCGCGCAAATTGAACCAGATCGCTGTTCTCAATGAGTTTTTATCGTTTGAACCATCACAAGCAACACCAGACAAAATGCTCCTCATTGACGCTGCAAACTATCAAGCACTCGAATGCGCGCGTCTTACCAATACCCCACCATTCCTTCTCGGATGTTCAGTCGGTTCGTACTCTTATCAGTCATCACAACAAGCACGCGCTGATCTTTACATCTTTGGCGCGAAGGCTTACGCAGAGTGCATCGCCAACACACTCTCAATGGATAATGTGTTACCTAGAGGAACCTATGTCAAGTTCGACGCTGACGAATACCTAGAAGAAAACTATCTTGCCGACAAGATGGAAGAATCAGATATGCCAGAAGAAAACACACAGGAGCAGATCGCAGAATGATCCAATTCACAGCGCAATCAGTAAGCATCGACGCAGCTGGACCAGACGGTCAGCCACGACGCACCATCACCGGCATCGCAGTTCCCTATGGCGTAGAAGCAACAGTCTCGGACGGAACCTCGGTTCGAGTACTCGAGGGAGCTCTTCCTGTGGATGGCAAGGCTCCTCGTCTGCTTCTCAATCATTCAACAGATCAAGCGATCGGCATCGTCACCGCACGCCAGTCCACGCCAGAAGGAATGCTCTTCACAGCCAAGATCAGCGACACCCAGATGGGAACCGAGGCGCTTACTCTAATGAAAGACGGAGTGCTAGACAGCGTGAGCATCGGAATTACCCCAACACAGTTCAGCTACGACGAAGCCGGCACGATGGAGATTCGCGCTGCTATTTGGAGCGAGTTGTCGGTCGTCGCTATCCCAGCATTCGCAGGAGCTCAGATCACAGATATCGCTGCGAGTATCCACCAACCAGATCCCGAAATAAGCAATACTCAAGAAGTAGTCCAAGAACAGGAGCAAGAAATGTCAGAAGCAACCGAAGTACAAGCACCAGTCGAGGCATCAATCCCGACCCCAATGTTCGCATCAGCAAAGCGTGAGCCACGCTTGCCAAGTGCAGCAGAGTTTGTTGCAGCAATGCACAAGGGCGGAGAAATTGCAGCCAACGCAAACCGCGTATGGAACGATTACCGCGCCTATCACAAGTCAGACATCGAAGCAGCAGCTGGAGACAATGTGCTCTCGAACGATGCTGGTATCGTGCCGGTTCCAATTTTGGGTCCAGTGTTTCAGGACATCAACTACATCGCTCCAGTGTTGAATGCACTTGGTACACGCGCAATGCCAAACGGCAACGCAGGTGCAACTTTCATTCGCCCAACTTGGACGACTCACCCATCAGTCGCACAGCAATCAACCGAACTCACTGCAGTATCAGCAACGACTGCCGTGATTGCGTCGAACACGGTTAGCAAAGTGACATTCGCTGGTAGTGCCCAGCTCAGTTACCAAGTAATCGACTTCACAGATCCGAACGCAATGCAGATCATTATCCAAGATCTTGCTGGTCAGTACCTCACCGCAATTGACAATTACGCTGCAGACAACTTGCTTGCAGCTGCATCGTCCGATGGCGTGTGGGACTTGTCAGTGACTGACCTGATGAAGTCAATTTATGATGCAGCAACCACGATCTCGGCAGCGACCAACTACTTGCCGACACACATCTTCGTAGATCCTGCAACTTGGGCTCTCATGGGTCAGCTCGTAGACACCACCAATCGCCCAATCTTCCCAGCGATCGGGGCACCGGGATTGAATGGTCAGAACTCACTTGGCGCAGGCTCAGCAACTTCATGGTCAGGCATGAACCCACTCGGTCTTGAGATCGTTGTGGACAACAAGTTCGCAGCCAAGACCATGATCATCATGAACAAGAATGCGTTTGAGGTGTATCGCCAAGACCGCGGATTGCTCTCCGTCGAGGTACCGAGCACGCTCGGTCGCCAAATGTCGGTGTTTGGTTATGCAGCAACATTCGCTGCGAACTCGAGCATGATCCGCAAGATCACACAGGCTTAGTCGAGAGCGGAGCTTCCGCTCATGGCAACCTACAGCGTTACCTTCAAGTACCTACTGGATAACTACGCCGTACTGCAACTCCTCACCCCATCGGAGATTGCAGTCGGCGAATCCATCACGGTCGCATCAGTAGATGCAACATTCAACGGAACATACACCGTCTATGCGCTTCCCGAGTTTGAGTACCTTGGCATCGACAGCGAAGGCGATCTGCTTTACGATTTCAATGTCCCGATCCAAAATCAGGTTCTCTACGCCAAGACCGCAAGCGATGTCTCGCGTATAGCTGCGACCGGCACGGTTACATACACACAGACCTGCACATGGATCACTCAACAAAATGTCCTTGACTGGCTCGGCATCTCTGTAGCTACGGCTGGCGATCAGGCTTTCGTGACAACTTGTGCAGCTGCATCGAATGCGTTCTGCAGTAGGCGCAGAGCTGAGGCAGGATACACCGGGGACTCGCTGACAACAGTTCCATCGCAAGATGTCTATTTAGGAACCGTCATGTATGCAGGAATGTTGTACAAGAGCCGTGGGACCGTCGATGTTTTTTCTAGCTATCAGGACATGGGTCAGACACCAGTCGTCGGAATGAACGGTCAGATCAAACAACTTCTCGGCATTGATCGCCCAGCCTGCGCATGACCGTCTCCAATTACACCGATCTATTCAACAATGCGATGAGCGCGTTGGGAACAAAACTGGCAACCGCTACTGGCTTGCAAGTGGTCACGGATCCGCGCAATTTGCGACCGCCGTGTGTCTTCATCTCGGCTCCGTCTTTCACGATGTGGAACTACAACATCGCCAAAATGACATTCCCCGTCCAGATCATCTCAATGGGTCCGGGCAACTCTGACGCATTGGGTAACATTCTCAACATGGCTGCATCTGTAATGACCGCAAATGTTGGAGCAACATCAGGATCCCCGACCAGCGTCGATGTCGGTGGTGTAGTACTTCCGGCATACGAGATGATGATTGAAGTACAGGCACAGACCGCATGAGCTTCTTCATTGCATCCGAGCGCCTAGGCAAGATCGGTGATCCGTACACACCAAAGGATGGCATCAACATTGATGCTCTGCTTGCTGGTGGCTTTATTGTGCGCGCCGAAGTATCAACCACAGAAGAAGAAAAACCTGCTAAAACTAAACCTAAGAAAGCATCCAAGGAGTAATCATGGCAACTAGCACTTATCTCTCATCACCAGTCGTCACCGTCAATGCAGTAGATCTCAGCGATCAGTGCACCGGCGCGACCGTGAACATCAACTACGACCAGCTCGAAGCAACTGCTTTCGGAGACAGCTCACGCAAGTATGTCTCGGGACTCGGATCACACTCAGTCACACTCGACTTCTACGCAAGCTTTGCAGCGACCGAAACATGGGCAACACTCAAGAGCCTTGTCGGTACATCCACCAATGTGATCGTGAAGCCAACCGTCGGAGCTGATTCAGCAACGAACCCCGGCTTGACATTCACCGGAACATTCTTGGCAGCTCTGCCAGTGGTCACATCTTTGGGTGCTCTCGGAACTATCTCCGTGACATTCAATGGTGGTGTCTATACATCTGACGAAAGCTAACAACTGACCGCGCACCGGTCCGACACGAAAGCGAGAAGAAATGAAGCTGCACCTAAAGGTGACAGAAGCAGGCAAAGACCCATACGAAGTGACAACTAATCTCGTCACACTCGTCGCATGGGAACGAAGGTTCAAGCGCAAAGCGTCAGACATGGCGAACGGGATCGGCGTAGAAGATCTTGCGTTCCTAGCGTGGGAAGCATGCAAGCAAGCGAAGATCGTCGTGCCGGGAGAGTTTGACAAGTTCATTGCCAAGCTCGACTCGGTAGAAGTGAGCGCTGAGGAAATAGAAAACCCTACCCACGCGGAACTCACCGAAGGCTCCTAGCAGAATTGCTAGTTGCTCTTTCGTGGGCTCCGCGCTTTTACGAGGAAGAGTTTGACACTGCCGACCTGCTCACTGTTACTACTGTGTTAGAGGAAAGAAACAGGAAGTGATGACATGGCGAGAACAGGCTTAGAGGTTTATGGGATCAAAGAGACCCTCAAACAACTAAACAAACTCGCCCCAGATCTTCGTCGCGAAATTACGCGCGACTACAAGCGCATCACTTTGCCGATGGTCCAAGCTGCACGAACTGCCGTGCCGGGCGAGCCACCACTGTCTGGCATGTATCGCAAGTGGCGACGCGGTGGACCATGGTACGGATCCAAAGTGGATCAGAAGATCAATGTCAAAATTGACACTCGACGCGCACGCAAAAAAAACCTAGAAAAAGGCGCACAGTACGAAACTCTCGGCGCGTTCGTATTCCAGTCAAACGAAACATGGGGACAGATTTTTGACATGGCTGGACGAAACCAAGCCAAAGACGGAACAGTTCAGAAGCGTGTTTATGGTGGCAAGGAATACCGGTACACATGGAACAACACGCTGATCCAGAACTTGAACATCAACTGGGGTCGCGCGTCGCGCTACATGTATCCAACCGCTGAGAGCTATGAGTCGATCCTCGAGCATGAGATCCAAGGTCTCGTCTGGAAAACTGAGCGACTACTCGCAGAAGCAATCGCAAGAAGTGAGGGCAAGTAATGGCTATTCGCATTCCCATCATTACCGATTTCCAAGGTGACGGACTCAAGAAAACTTTTGAGGAGTTCAAGAAACTTGAGACCAATTCGGAGCGCGCGTCCTTCGCTCTAAAGAAAGCATTTATCCCAGCAACCGCAGCGCTCGCAGGATTGACAGCTGGGCTCGCCATGAGCGCAAAGGCAGCTGCCGAAGATCAAGCTGCACAGGTCCAACTTGCGCGCCAGCTTCAAGCAACGACTGG